AACCCGCCGAAGTTGAGACTGTTGCCAAACTTGGACTGGCAGGTAACGAACGTCCGGTCGCAGCCAGCGAAGGCCTCGAACGCCACCCCTGCGGCCAGTCCCGGCAGCACGGCTGAAAGCGTGATGGTGTCGCCGGAGTGATTGGTAATCATGCGCGGCACGCCGCCCACGCGCAGATAGCCTCCGGTCAGCCAACCTGATGACTGCGACAGGAAGGTACTGGAGGTGACATTCAGTCCGGAGAAAGACGCCACCGTGCCGGCGAGTTTGTAGGCTTGGTTATTCACGCCGCATCCCGGATCAAACAGCGCATGGCGGCAACCGGTCTGGTAGTAGGCGCGCAAGCCAGGGCGTTTCAGTGCCGTGAAGATCGATTCGCAACGAATCTTCGCGGCACTCCCCATGAAGGCGACAGAGGCCACGCGCCCCTTCCACCAGGTGATGTACTCGGAGTCACCGAGGTGGTTGCGGAACACCGTGAGCGACACGACGCCGTTGGGACGCGCGGCCGCGAAGAGCTGCGCCACGGCGAAATCACGTGCGCATTCGAGGTCGATGCCATTCCGAGCAAACTCCGGTGACTGCTCGACCGCCGAGCGGCGGATCACGGCGGGCTGGTAGCTCTCGACCTGATAGGTGATCGCCTCGCGACCGCTCGTCACCGTCCACACCAACTGGCCAAGGACGAAGCGATAGAGTTCCACCGGCTGGCCGGCGGCCGCCGAGATTTCCTGCGTGTTGTAGCTCATCCTTGGATCCTGGTTACGACTTCACGCTGCGCATCGGCAACGAGACTTGCACGACGCTGTCGGTCTGCCAGTTGATTTCGATCTGGTCGGCATCGAGCCGGGTTTTTTCCAGGAAGCAGATGGCGACCCAGTCCTCGGGATTGGCGTCAAAGCCGAAGGACTGATTGATCGTCATCACCTCTTCGTCGCCGGTGGTGCCGGCACCGAAACCCTGGATGGTGCGGAAGTACCAGCTGCCGTTCTTGTGCAGGAAGGCAGCTTCCGTGCGCCCCGGCATCGGGTTGAAGTACAGGGCGTAGCCGCGAGAGGCCACGGTCATCACCGTCTGGTTGGACAGGATTTTCTTGGTCGGAACGATGGAGGCTTCCCAGGTGGGATGCCAGAACGCGGTCAGACGGCCCAGACGGGCAGCCAGCCAGCCCCGGAAGGCGGCGATCTCACTGCGGTTCTTGAAAAGGTAGTCGAAGGAGCGCCGCACGAAGGGGCGCGCGGCATGGTCATCCACCGCCGTGATGCCGGTGTCGAAATCGAGCACCTCGGCCAATCGCTGGTAGTCGGCAACGACATCGCGCACCCGATTCGGGCGCGTCGTCCACACCGGCGTCGAATTGAAGGTCGTCGTCGATTCCTGCTTCGTGATGGCCGTGGTGCCAGCGATGTCGAACACCAATCGGGCTCGGGCGATGGCGTCCGTCACCCGCGAAACAGCCTGGGACACTCTCAGCCTCGCCGTGCGTGCAGGCACGACGAACGATCCGGCCGGCCAGTTCGACAGGAGCGGCTGCTTCAGGGTCACGGCATTGCTCGCCACCGACAGCACTTCCGCCGCCTCGGTGTTGCGGCTGTCGCTGCCGATCACCAGCAGGCCGTCGGCCTCGTACTCGAGGTTCGTGGTCGTGATTGGAATCACCGTGCTGCCGGCAGTAATCGCCGCCGAGAGGAAAGCCTTGTCCGGCCAGATGGGGAGCGCATAGACGCGCGACTGCCAGGCCGACAGCAGCACATCCAACAGGGCTGCATCGTCGCGGCCGACCAGAATCGAGAACTCCAGCGAGCGACGCGGCTTGGCGCGCAGGCTGACCCGCTGCTCGGTGCCGTCGCGGGCCGTCAGCACGTCGGTCGCCCACATCAGGCGCTCCAGCCAGCCGTCCGCCCAGTTGGGCTTGAGGCCGAACACCACCACCCGCCGACCGGAGATCGACAGCGTCGGTGCCTCGTCGGGAAACTGGAACGTGAAACTCGCTTCGATCACCGGCGGCCCGTCGAGGCTCACGGAGACGTTGTGCAGGCGCGATTCCAGCATCCCGTAGGTCGTGGGCGGGTTGGCCGGGGCGGCAAGCGTGATGCCGCCGTCGTTCTGGCCGACGACCGCCGACAAGGTCTTGGGGGCGAAATGGGCGTTCCACACCTCGACCTGGCGGATCTGCGTCGACAGCAGGTTGCCCAATGCGATCTTGGCCGGCAGCAGATGGACGTGGTGATACCAGTCCTGCTCGAACTGACGAACCATGTTCCCAGCGAAGGTCGACACGATCTCGGCGACCGGCAGGTTGTTGGCCAGCGTGCCCGCGTTCGGCAGGTTGCTGGCCAGGGCACTCGGGTACGGCAGCGTCAGGGGTGCCGGCAGGAACTTGTACGCAGCGCCATAGGCGGGATCGGACGGCAGCCCGGAGGGCAGGATGGCTCCAGCGTAGGTGGTCATTTCAGGAAGGCGTAGCCGCCGTAGCTCATACTGAAGACCATCCAGTCGCTGCCGCCCAGCGTGACGATGTCCTTGTTGACGTACTGCCCGTTCATCCTCAGCAGGCGCACGCCAGGTGCATAGCCCATCATCGAGTAGAAGTAGCTGGGCGTCGGGCGGCCGACTTCAACCGTGCAGGGATACAGGGGCGTCACCCCGTTGAAGGCGATGGGCGAGTAGCTGTCGAGCTGCCGTGTCGTCGCGCTGTAAAAGGCGCGCACGGCATCCACGCCCGAGGTGCCCACCTTCCACTTGTTGGTGTTGCCGTCGATGTCGGCCCGCACGTAGGTGCTATAGGTGTCCGACAGGAAGGCTCCACCGGTGAACGTGCACGTCTTGGTGATCGCGCCGAAGATGATCGGCGCGTAGGTTGTGCTGGCCGTCTGCACGATGCAGTAGCACCAGCCGTCGCCGCCGAAGAGGAAATACTCGGCGCTGCCCGACAACTGGGTCAGGGAGTACGAACCTGAGGCGACGGTCTGCGATCCGTAGGCCAGACCGCTGTTGAAGCTGGTCGAACCGTACCAGGCGACGTAGCTCGCGTAGGAATGCAGATGGACGAACTGCCCGGTCACGGCATGCTGCAGGTGCAGCCGGTAATAGCCGGCGTCCGCCTGATACATCAGCTGCGTGTAACCGCAGGAGCCGGTGGCAAAAAGCCGGATCTTGTCGAGGAGGTCGTTGGGCGAAGTAGTGATGCCGGATTGAAATGCCATCGCTTACCTCACGCGAGCTTCAAGGCCCAGTAGTCGCTGTAGCCAGTGCGGAACACGTCCTGCACCACCAGATGATCGACGCCGCCGACGCTGATGATGTTTTCCACCGCATTGGCGTAGCCGGGGACGCAGTAGCACCCTTCCATCTCGCCCAGACCAGCCAGGATGAACGGCAGCAGCGGGTAGGAACCATCCGGGCATTCGCGCGTATTGCTGCCCCAACTGTTCGGCCACATCGCCGACACGCCGGTCCAGATGCCGGTCGGCGCGTAGTACGCACCCGAGTAGCCCTGTGACTTGGGCAGGTGGTTGCGGTAGGTGTAGGAATTGCTCCACCGCGTTGAACCGCTGTACGTGCCGCCGACCAGGAGCGGATACGGGTACTGGCCCGGCGTGGCATAGGGCAGGAACAGGCCCAGATGCATCATTTCGTAATAGGTGCCGGTTTTGGCCACCATGACGATGCGACGCCCGTTGGCCACGATCCAGTAGGGCATGGCCGATGCCATGAGCAGCGCGTAGAACGTCCCGCTCGGGTTGTACTGGCCGTCGAAGGTCTGCGCCGGGTTCCAGCCGACGAAACCACGCAGTTTCCAGTTGCCGTAGTCCGCGCCAGCCTCGGACAAGATGCCCACATTGATCTGGTCGGTGCCGGCAAGACCGGGGCCCTGCAGCACCAGTTCGGCGGGCGGTCCCGGCACCCAGCGCAGCACCGACCAGCGCTCGTTGGCCGGCAGCATGTCCTGGGTGACGAACTGCTTGAGCCGGTTCAGCAGATCGAGATAGTCGGTGGCAGTGCCACTTGTGAAAGCCATGGCTTACCTCAGCAATTCGCGCACGGCGGAACCGTTGCGCGAGAGCACATTGAGAATGGTTTTTTCACCGGCGGCGGAATTGAGATAGTCGGCCGCCATGCCGGGATCGATGACATTGACGATGCGCACCGCTTGCGACGGTGCGGCAGCCGGGGCTTGAGCGACATCCGGCACCAACCCGCCGTCGGCGAAGGCCAGGCGCGGCCCAGACCAGCGCGGCCCGAACAGGCCACCGTTCAACGCATGCAGGAAATCCACGCCCACCCGGCGCACGGTTTCGGCGCGCAGCACATATTCCCCGGCTGACAGGCGTGCCGGAATGGAATCCGATGTGGAGGTACCCGGGCCCGACACCAGGCCGCCGGCGGCGAACTTCTTGACCTTGCCCATGAGCGCCATCACGGCGGCGACCATCGCCACCATCGCGGCCACGGCCAGCGCCGGACCGACGTAGGGAATGGACGCCTGCGATGCCGCCGCGCCGGCACCGGCCTTGGCGGCATCCATCGAGACCACGGCGGTGGTCTCAGAAGACTTCTGCGCGACCTTGGCGACGCTCGCCGCCGCATCTGCAGTCTGCTCCTGCTGGATGAAGCCGAGCTTGAGCGCCAGCATGCGCGCCTGCATGGCCACCCACTGCTGGAAGGGCTGGATGACGATCTGCTGCAGGAAGGCGTTGGCCACCTGCTGGAACAGTGCGGACATGGCGCTGCGCCAAGTCTGCGTGCCGGTCAGCATGCCGTTCAGGGCGCCGCCGAAGCTCTCGCCGATGCGGTTCCACAGCGGGGCCATCTCGTCCACGACGAGACGGGTGCGTTCCAGCTCGTTGCGCCAGGCCTGTGCGCGAATCACCGCATCCGGCCCGATGGCCTGTGCGGCTTGCTGCATGGTCGGCAGCAGGCGCTCCATCTCGGTGGCCGATTGCTGCTGCAGAGCCACGATCTGCTGGCGAGCCTGCGCCTCGGTCAGCAGACCCGCCTGCTGCTGGGTCTGGATCGCCTCCTGCGCATTGCGCAGGCGCTCGGTCACCTGCCGCCACAGGGATTCCAGGGCCACCAGATTGGCTTGCGCCGCTTTCACATCGATCAGCCGGTCGACGAGCGAGACGCCGCCGGCATCGCCTTCCGTCGCCAGACGGGCGCGCAGATCCCGGTAGCTGCGGGCAATCGCCGCCTGCCGATCCGCATCGGTCGCGGTGCCGGTGATCTGGGCCAGTTCTTCCCGCGCCTGAGCCAAGGCGTCGGCGAGCTCGCGCTCAGCCTGTGCCGCCTTGCGGGCATTGGCCTGCTCGATGTCGGCACGCCGGTTGTTGAGCGTGATGAGGTCGGATTCCGCCTTGGCGACCTCGGCCTTGGCGCGCAGGCGGTCGTTCTCGGACTTGCCGGTGCTCGCGATCTGCTGGCTTCGGGCCAGCTCCTGCTGCTTGCGGGCGATCTCGGCATCGACCTCGCGCTGCTCGATGGCGGTTTTCTGGGTGTAGTAATCGCGCACCGAGACCAGGCGGTCTTCGAGCGCGGCGTCCAGCGCCGTTTGTTGCCGGGTCAGTCCATCCTTCAGGTGGGCGAATTCGGCATCCAGCTGCGCCTTCATCAGCGCGGTCTGCGCGCCGGTCGTGTCCTTTTCGGCCCCACCGGAGGACTTCTTCTCGCACTTGCCATTGACCCATTGCCCTCCCGACACCACGCAGGCGATGCGCTGCATGTCCTCCGTGGGCTTGCCGGTCGGGGTCTTTTCCTCGGGACGCTTGGGGCTGGTCAAAGCATCCAGTCGCTGCTTGGCCGCCGTCAGTTCCTGTTCCCATTGGGCGAGGTTCTTCCGCAGCGTTGCCATCGCACCGTCGTTGAACTTGACGTCGAAGGGCATGAACGGCACCGGTGCCTTGCCGGAATCGACCTTCTTGCGCGTCGAATCGACCAGTTCCTGAATCCGCGCGACCTCGTCACGAGCGCGCTTGATCTCGGTACCGTTGAAGACCAGATTGCCGACCCCGCCCAGACCGACCCACAACGCCTTGAGTGTTCCGGCCTCGTTGGCTGCCTCGCGCATGGCATTGGTGATGTTGGTCAGCTCCGGCAGAAAGTCTCTGGCCAGGGCAATGCCAAGCGATGAAGACGATGCCTTGAGCGCCGTGAGGTTGTCGTTGAAGGCTTCCGCCGAACGCGCCGTCTCGGTCGTAAGCTTCAAGCCCAGCCGCTCGGCCTCGGCAGTCAGTTGAGTGATGCCGGCCGCCCCCTGATTGAGGAACGGGATCATGTCCATGCCGCTCTTGCCGAAGAGCTTCACGGCCAGCGCGGTCTTGACCGCACCATCCTCCAGATTGGCGAAAATATCGGCCACCTGCAGCAGCACGGCTTCGGTGGATTTCATGCTGCCGTCGGCATTCTTGACGGAGATTCCAAGGGCCTCGAACACCTGTGCCCCGTCACCGACACCGGTGTTGGCCTCGGCGATGTTCTGCGATAGGCCCTTGATCCCCTTCTGCAAGGTTTCCAGGCTTACATCCGACAGTTGCGCGGCGAAACGCAGGGTCGACAAGGCCTCGACCGAGATGCCGATCTTTTGCGAAAGCTTGTTCAGTTGATCCGCCGCGTCGATGGCGCTCTTGATCATCGTGGCGAAGCCGGCGACCGAAAGCGAGACGCCAAGCCCCGCCAGAATTCCCTTGATCCGGCCGGCCTCGTCACCGAGCTTGCCAAGGTTGCCGCGAATCGAGTCGAAGGCCGAGCGGGTCTGGTCGACAGCGGTGATCAGCAGTTGGGCACGATCCTGGGTCAC